AACATAGAATCAAACTCTGCTTCATACTCTTTCATTTGATCCATAATTAAATAATTCATAAAATCTTTAACACGTGTTGCCTGTTGTTCTGTTGCAGGATTTTTTGTGCCAATGATTTGTGTTCTTACTGGTCCATCACTTGGTAATAATTCTTTGTAAGCTTGAGCTTGAAACTGTGTAACAGCTTCTGCCATTACAGGGTGAGTTGCACCTGAAGCTCCTTGAAAGGGTTCTGTTCTATTTTCATATTTAAATCCTAAAAGATCTAGTCCTTGAATATAACCTTGTTCCCATTCTTTCCTTGAACCTTTGTAGTCCATGTAGTTTTGAGCCATCTCATTACCAATTGGTTCTAAAACGTCGTCTGGTAAAAGATCTGCTAAATTATCAAAATGTGATTCTGTTCCAGGAATATTAACTGAACCTGGTTCAAAATCTAATGTTACACCACCATCTTCTTCTGGTATGACTTCAATTGGTCCTTTTTCTTCTTCTGGTTCCTGAACAGCAACATCCTCAGCTATCTCTTCTTGTGAAGGAATATCTAATTTAGTTCTAGTGTTCGGGAGTCCTTTATCTATATCTGCCATTTAATACTCCTATATTTTCATACCACGTTTTAACAAACCTTGCAACCCTTGTGAGTTTGGTCCTGACTCTGGTGGTGGGCCTGAGTCTACACCAGCTAATTTAGCAATACCACCGCCTGCTAATGGTTGTAAAGCCTCTGCACCTTGCGTTCCATATATCTGTTCGTCTCCATAAATTTGAGCTTGCTCCGATAAAGGCATTTGTTTTAATTCATCTCTATAAGCTAATATATCTTTTGCTGATACGTTTTCACCTTGTTGTCTATATGCTTGAGCTAAATTTATTGCATCTGAAGTTTTTAATTGCATAAAATCTGTAGGTAGTGTTGGAAACATATTTAAATTTAAGTCCATTTGACTTGGTTGTGATGGAAAAATTCTAGTAGATTCTGTGTCTGTGTAATCTGATATTCCGGGTATACCTTCCATTTGATCTTTTAATGATGCTCGTGCAGAATCTGATTTAGCCCTCTCTGCATCAGAAATCTCTTGTCCTCTTCTATCTATAAACTGAACTATGTCAGGACTAACATAATTTTTTTCTAATTCTTGTTCTGCTGCTTGCAATTGTGCTTGTGTCATTTGTATATCTGAAGTTAAATCACCAACATAACCCTCACCACCTTGATCGGTTATGTCTTTAAGATTTTCTAATTTGTTTTGCAAAGAATTTACTAAAGCTTGACTGTTTCTTAATTTATCTACGGCTAATTTTTGATCAGCAAACTTACCAAACTTTTTTGCGTCTATACCTGATCCAAAATCAGTTAGACCAAATGTAAATGAATCTATAGATTTTAAAAGAGAATTAAATGGTGTTTCTCCTAATGCTGTTCTAAAAACAGATTCACCTGCTACAAAAGCAGCCTCTGGTATTATACCATATTTAGTAATAGCACGTAACACATTTTTACCTCCGCTTAAAAGTTTTGCTGCGTCTTGTGCTTGCTCTGCTGTTTTATAATTTCCCTCTTTAATAATATTAACTCCTTTTTCAGCACACTTTGTTAAACCAAACGCACCTTGGTTATAAAGAACTCTACCTCCTCCAGATTTACCACAACCTATTCTTTCTAAATAAGAGTTAACTGTTTTAATATTAAAGTCTTTTCCTTTAGCATATTCTATTGCACCTTTTTCAATACTAGCAAATTGTGTAGTGGGATCACGAAAACCGCCACCAACAACCTTACCATCAAAGTCTTGAATTTTAGCTCCATAATTTTTTAATTTTAAAATTTCATCCTTAGTTAACTTTCTTCCTGGTGTAATAGATGTTCCTTTTACAATATTCTCAAGTTTCATAACTTTTGAATTTATTTCATCAGTTAATAACTGTATGTCTTTTGTGGCTGCTGCTCTAGCTAGGTTTTGGTCTCCCACACCTTTTATATGGTGTAAAACAATTTGTCTATTAAGTAATGCTCTAGGAGCTGTGTCTGAAAGAACATTATAATATCTTTTATGACTCAATACATCATTTAAAGTTAAACCTGGTACATTAATTCCTTTTTGAGTTAATATTTTTTGAAGAATTTTATTTGGCTCTGCTCTAACTCCATTAGCTATATCTAAAAATTTAGATACTCTACCAAAATCTCCATGAAGCCTCCACTCTGTACCGTCTCCATATTCATTAAAAGCTTTTTTTGTACCATAATAAATCTTACCATCTCCTGCTGCAGTATTATCTTTAAAACCTACTATTATACCTTTTTTATTTTTAACAGGTTCATAAGTTAAATCTTTAATTCCTGATTTTATTTCATTTTCATACAACCTGTTCATAGCAGAAATCATCCAACCTTGAGGATCAGAAAAGTTTGCTGCAACCTTGTATGTATTTTTATCATTTAATCTTCTTTGTATTTGTGCAAACAGATTAGGATGTTTAGCTGCAGAAATTCCATTTTTATATTGTTTAAAATTCCATTTTTCCACACCCTCTGGTAAATCAAAATTTTCTTTTACAATTTCTATTTGTTTTTTGTTTAACGGTTTGAAATCAGTTCCTGTCTTAATATCTTTTACTATTTCTAAATTAGGAAATTTTTGTTTAATTCTACTTGCAGAATAATTGTCATAACCAAGTTCATCAATAACAAAATCTCTTAAAGTAGACGCATTAATTTTTTTCTTTTTACCTATAAAATTTTTTAATTTTAAATCTCTTTCTTTTGCAAGTTTACCAGCCTCAGTTAATGTTCTAGTTTTTTCATGATATTTTCTCATGTATTCTTTTTTATCTAATCTAGAACCAAACATTGGCTCTTGAATACCTGTTTTAAAAGGTATTTTTAACTTATCTTTTTTAAATTTTTGAGCTGCTTTTAAAGCATCTTCTTTATTTTTATAATCTTTTAAATTAAATGACTTACGAAAAATTTGTGGTCCTCTTTGAACTTCAACATCATAAGCATTTCCATTTTCTCTTAATCTAATATTAGGTTCTACAGGATCACCTCTATATCCAGGTCTAGATCCATCAGCACTTGGTTGCACTAACATACCACCACCTGCTTTTTCTGTTCTTGGATTATTTATTACAAATCTATTGATCGCTTCTATCTCTTCAACGTTTTGTGTCTTTGGTGGGATAGGTGCTTCGCTCGCAGGAAAGACATCAGGAAGATCTGGCTTTTGTTTTTTTGCCCGAGTCAGATACTTCATCATCTGTGCGTACTTTAACGGGTTCATTACTCTCCTAACATTCTTGCGATACCGCCTGATGCATAGTCATCGTAATCAAGCATTTCACCCTGTCTTCTAATTACTGCATCTGTTTGAGCTTCAGGATCGTTTGTTATAGCCGAAGCTTTGTCTTTTCTTTTTTTAGATTCTACGATTTCTTTCATCGTTAATTTTTTACCTGTCGCATATTCTTTTAGTTTCGATACATCAGAATCAAGATCTCTTATACTTGTTCCACTAATCTCATCTACATCTAAATCATAATCATCTGGACCTGATTGTCTACCAACCGGACCTGACTCTGCTGTGGTAAACTCTGCTGCAGGACTTGGATCACCTTCATCAGGTAATGGTTTTTTATATTGTAATTGCACATTATCACCAAATACATTAGCCTCGCTTTCATACTCTACTCTTACTGCACCATCATCTATGTCTTCTGTAACTCGGACCACGGAACCATCATTAAGTGTTTTCTGGTGAATAGATTGTCTTTCACTTGTTGCAAATTTTTTAGTGACATCATCACCTTCGACGATAACTTTGTTAACTAATGCATCAAACCATTCAGGTTTGCCAGGTACATTATCTGTTTTAATTAAAGGAACTTTGGTTACTGTTTTACCAACCTTCATTGGTTTTAAAAATTTACCAACGATAGGTATTGCTGCCATACCACCAAGAAGTTTTAAGAAAGTTCTTCTAGTCATACCAGAGCCTTCTTTTAAACCAAGACGCATGATACCTCCCTCTGCTCTTCCAGGTCTTGTTTGATATTCTATTTGAAGTAATTCATTTAATGTTTCATCTCCTCTTAATTTTCTATTTAAAATAAACTCTGCTCTATCGTAATCAATAACTCTTTTGCCACCAACTTTTTTAGTAAATCTTTCAAACAAATTACCTGCTTTTAAAATTTCTGGAGTTTCATCATATAAACCTAATTCTTGAGTTCTTCTTATTTTACGTAAGTCATCTTTTGAAATATTTGCCATGTCCTCTATTGTAATGGGTCCTTTTTTTTCAGAAAAAACAGATGTAGGCACATCACCTCTTTTTCTAAACATTTTACCACCTTTACCAAATAAATTAGAAAAGAATCCTAAACCTTTTGAAAACCCTGCACGTCCACCTTGTGCCATGTCCTCTGGATCACTATCTTTTGGTTTTTTAAACCCTTTGAATCTTTGTGCTGATAAACCTGTGTATGCTTGATCGTAAAGATCTAATCGTTCCATTTGATCTAAATCATCATAAACTTTACCCATTCGTTCCGCTAAATCTTCTGCAACTAAAGTTGCATCATATTTTGTATCTCCAGTAAGAGATGGAGACGTGTTGTCGATTGCATCTTCAATCATTTTTCTTTGTTTTATTCTAGCAACAGATTCTTTGTTACTTTTTTCCATAGCAGCTAATACTTCTGCTTCTCGTTCTTTGAGAGTTTTAGGACGAGGAGTGTTAACTAAATCTGAAAATGGATTATCTGTTTTCATTAAACTTTCTTTTAAAGTCTGTTCATTTATTTCTTTACCAGCCATAATACCTTTTGATGTATTTATTTTTTTACCAGTCAGATCAAAGACCTCACCTTTCTTATTAACCTCTCCAGCACGATCTAACATACCCCTAAACTGTTGCTGAAAAGCTCGGTCTTCAGCTTGTTTAACTAGACCTAATAGTTGATTTAATTCTTTTTCACTTGTAATTAAATTTGGATCAATACCTAAATTTTTTAATCTATTCTCTAAAGCATTTGCAGAAAATTCTACTGCTTTGTTATTAGCGATAGCTCCCTTTTGTTTAAAAAGCTGTTTTGCTATAAAGTTTCTAATAACTGATGTTGCCATTAATAATAATTCCTTTTACGTTGCTCGACCTTGTCGTCGATATAATCTTCAGGGTGTCCGATCAGACCGCCCTGTCTGAATCGCATGATTGCTTGTGTGGTTGAGTCCACAAGGTCATCATGATCACCATAAGGAAACGCAGCGCATTCTTCAATGACGTCATCTGCAAATTTCTGCTCAGGCGCCCATATCATACCAGATTCAAACAAAGGTGCAACAGCATTTACACGTGCATGCTTATCATTTCCTTTTGACGGACTAAAGTTTACGACCGGTATATCCATCTTTCGAAGTTCGTATGTCAGAGGTAAACCTGACGCTTTTGCTTCGACAATAACTGTTTCAGGCATCCAATACTTATATTGTTCAAGAGCCAATCTTCTAAGTTCAGGGAACTCGTATCTGCCTTTGACAGCATCTAACAATATAAGATTGGCTCCTTCATCTTCACTTGGGTAAAATATTCCCCACGTAGTGATGGCGCTGTAATCAGCTGTCTCCTTTTTTAAAAACGCTGTATCGTAAGATTGTATAACGTGATGTAGTTGTGGAATATCATCACCTGTATAAGTTCTCCACCACTCACGTTTTAATATTGCTCCTTCTTCTGCTGTTGGATTTTGCATCCACTGAGCATTCCATTTACCCGTGGGCAGTGTTGCTTGTACCTTTTCTAATTCGTCTAGCTTCCAATACTCTGGCCAAACAGGTTGAGCGCTCGATGATCCATGGTCCATGATTGCTGGAAACTCGACCACGTGCCACTGATCAGCTTTCGCTTCTTTTTGATTCTGTATCAATTTTCCTGTCAGATCTTTATTAGACCAACGCGTCATAACTAAAACTATTTTACCGCCTGGTTGTAAACGTTGTCGTGGTCCTGACGTGTACCACTCGTAAGCTGATTCAAGAGCCGTGGGACTCAATGCGTCTTGCTCGGAATGTGGATCATCGATAATTAATAAATCCGCACCACGTCCAGTGATCGCACCACCTACACCGGCAGCGAAGTATTCACCACCTTGTGCAGTTTCCCAACGTCCTGCTGCCTTTGAGTCTTCTTGTAATCTTGTTTGAAAAATTTTTGTATAATCTTCACTATCAATTAAATTTTTTGCTTTACGACCAAACCTAACTGCGAGTTCGCCAGTGTGCGTTGCTTGAATAATCTTGAGCTTTGGATCACGGCCCACCATCCATGCTGGTAGCAAGTAAGATGCAAATTC